GTTGTACGATGAGATAGCACTTGATCCAATTACTGCCACTACTTTAGTAACATCTGAGCGACAAGTGACGGCATATTCAGACCTACAATTGAAAGCAGGGCAGAAAGTACAGGTAGGAATCACTGTTGCACAAAGTGACGGCGTGAACATATTTGCAATTAAAGGAGATTATTAATGCCTGATTTTGGGATATTCAGAGGTTTCAATGAAAAACTGTTTGGCGATAAGTTAGTTGCTGGGCAGTTGCCAACTCAGTTGGGCTTGATAGGAAGTGAGGAGGTGAGTGATTTTGTGGGTTTACTTGACGATTATCCAAATGCGGCTGCTGCTTATTCCTTGCGATTGTTAAGAACAGCATATACGGGAAATGCTATTGAAGTAAGAAGGGCATCAGACAACTCAACGCAAGATATTGGCTTTGTAAACAATGAACTTGATACAACATCTTTGACTTCTTTTTGTAGTGGAACTAACGGTTTTGTAACTACTTGGTACGACCAATCGGGCAATGCAAGAAATTTAACTCAAATAAGTTCGAGTAGACAACCTAAAATATATGATAGTTCAACGGGTGTAATTATGGAAAACGGCAAACCATCTATTAATTTTATTGGTTTAAATTTATGTAGATTAAATTCTCCAACTGGGTGGGATTATTCGACAACTTTTACCGTAACAAGATTTTATACAAGACCATCTTTTGCTTATATTTATACATCTTACAACCAAACTACAAAGTTGTTAGGTGATGTTAATGGTAACAGTTATAGGTTATTTTTAGGTGCTAATTTATATTCGGGTATAAATCCATCACTTACAAATCAAGATTTAATATATGGATTTTTTAATGGTTCATCGTCAGAAATTAAAATTGATAATAACTCATTAGTAACGGGAAGTTTAGGTACAAGTATTGCAAATGGGGTGAATATAGGAATTTCAGGGAATGACCTTTCTTCCTCTGCATTTGACGGAACAATGCAAGAACTTGTATTTTACAACTCCGACCAATCCTCAAACCGAAGCGGCATTGAAACCAACATAAACGACTTTTACTCTATATACTAATGCAAGGATATACATACAATACAGAACAAGAAGCAATCACCGCAAGACAACAAGCCGCAGACTATAAGGGCTATCCCGTACGACCTAATGACGTTACAATCTATTGGGTTGACTACAACTATTCAGAACTTGACGGGTTTTGGTACATCCGTTATGTAGATGGGCTGGAGGCGGTATTGGGTGAGCCCACTGATATAACAATCACACCACACGAAGAAATATGAGATTCCCCGTGACATTTGAGCAATTCACCAAGAACAGCGAGAAGGCTATCACCTACCTTTTGCTTTTTGTCGTGACTGCCCTTTACATAAGAGCAGAGAGGCAGAGCAATCTTGCGACAGCACAATGCGAGAAGCGATTGGTGAAATGTGAAACAGAACTTCGTAAAATGTCGGCTATGTTAAAAACACAGGACTCGTTGTGTTCTGCGTTGGTGACTGAAATCAAAATCTACAAAGCATTAGGAAAGATATGAAAGGCTTAGCAATTTTAGCAATACTCGCTGTTATCTTGGCATTGTCAACAGAAAAGCCCACAATAGAGGATGAAGTAGCGGAACAGATGGAGAAGAGTCAGAAGATGCATGATTCAGCAATGATAGAACTTAAACGATTACACGATATAAATGACTCGTTGTTGATTAAACACTTTGGGAAATGAGAGATTGGGTCATCATAAAAGAAATAGAAGGCGAAGGCTACATCATTGAGGATTGCGGAGGTGATACTCATTTTGTGACCTATGAACTATACAACAAATACAATGATTGACAGGATTTTTAAGAATTGGAAAACTACGGCTTTGGGTGTTCTACTCGTGACAGGGTCATTAATATTAGTTGGAATAAACAAAGCAACACTCACAGAGGCAGGGGCGTTCATCGTCGCTGGTGTGGGTTCTATATTTGCAAAAGATAAAAAAGATGGAAAATAACTTCATACGGATCAACTTTGCGGAGAGCAAAATACCCATTTTCAAGGAGAACAAAGCAAAAGGCTTCTTGACTTATGGGCAGGATAACGCTTATCCACAAATGTTGATTGATCTATTTAACAGCTCACCCAAACACGGGGCGATTGTTACTCAAAAGGCTGACTTCATTGCCGGTGATAAAACCGAGATAATCGCATACAACACAGAGGACATTGCAAAGGCAAACGATGCATTAGATTCAATCAACGCTTATGAGGACTTTGACAGCCTTAAAAACAAGATTGCTCAAGACTTGGAGTTGTTTGATGGCTTTGCTCTTGAGATTATTTGGAACAAAGCCAAGACCAAGATAGCAGAGATTTATCACTTGCCGTTTCAGAATGTCCGTCACTCGTTAGATGGGCATTATTTATATGCTGAAGATTGGACTTCAAGAAAAGTTGAACCTGAACATTATTACCCTTGGAATCCCAATACGAGAGAATCTAAGCAAGTGTACTATTTCAAGATGTACAAGGCAGGATGTGGCGAATATCCAACAGCACCATATCAATCAGCTCTTAAGTACATCGAGATAGACACAGAGATTGCAAACTTCCATTTGAACAGCATAAAATCAGGCTTTTCAGCTCAGACGCTACTCCAGTTATTCAAAGGCATTCCATCACCTGAAGAAGCTCGTCAGACAATCAGAAGATTTAAAGACAACTTTAGCGGAACGGATAACGCTGGGAGTATCATCATTCAGTTCAACGATCCGAATGAAACTCCTTCAGTAGTTAACAACCTTGCACCTTCAGACTTTGACAAGCAGTTTGACATTCTCAACAACACAGTTCAAGAGGAGATTTTGATGAGTCACCGAGTTACTTCTCCGATGCTTTTCGGTATAAAGACAGAGGGGCAACTTGGAGGGCGTAACGAGTTAATTGAAGCGTTTGAGGCGTTTCAAACTTCATACATTGAGCCACGTCAGAATCAGATGGATAGAGCGTTGAGTTCTATTTTCAAATACATCACACCTGTAAAGCTTAAAACTAAGAACAAGCCACCGATAGGACTTGACTACGTCCAACTATTTGAGAAAGGCATCATAGACAGAGATGAAGCTCGTATCGAATTAGGAATGTCAGCAACAACAGCAATGTCAGAACAAGTAAAATGCGAGAGCTGTGAGAATCCTTTCGGATGGGATGATGACAAAGACCTTGAGGTATTTTCCCAATTCGGTGAAGATGCTTCTAACTTTGAATCTGTACCGTTGGAGTTCGGAGATGCTCTACAAGCGATGATTTTGCAGTGGTTGTACTCTAACGAGGGCATAACCTTAGAAACGCTCTCTAACAACATTCAGAAGCCTGTGGAGGAGATAATGAGGGAAGTAGATGATATGGCACAGAGAGGCTTGATTGAATCTGTTGACGATGGTTTCAGAATCACACCTGAAGGAACGACCACTTTAGAAAATAGCAATGTTGGAACAGAGATTGTGACTCGTTACACATACGAGAAAGCACCAGGTATTAGCGGAGGCGATTTGTTGCCTACATCTCGTGACTTTTGTCAGAGGATGATTAGACTCAACCGAGTTTACACAAGGGAAGAAATTGACCAAATATCTGTGATACTTGCAAGGGAGTACAATGATCCTGGTTATTCAGCTTGGAAAAGACGAGGCGGATGGATGACAATCAAAGGCACAACAACTCACGTTCCATACTGCCGTCACATTTGGCAACCACAACTATTAAGAAGAAGAATCAATGGCTAACTTTGTATATTTTATCAGCACGACCTATTTACAGGACAACTCACCTATCAACGAGAATGTTGATCCGAAGCTTTTAAAAGCAGCGATTAAAGAGGCTCAAGAGATTTACATTCGTGATGTCATCGGTTCGGGTATATACGATGAGCTGCAAGATCAGGCTTATAACGGTACACTCACAGCAGATAACACCACCTTACTTGATAGTTACATTGCACCTTGTTTGAAGTATTACTCACTGACGGAGTCGATGCTCCCGATGACGTTTAAGTTCATGAATAAGTCAGTAGCATCTCGTAACTCTGAAAACGCAACACCTATCACAACAGGAGAATTGACGCAAATTGAGCAAAGATACAGAGATAAGGCGGAATATTATGC